TCCTGAGATCGCCAAGACCTCGATGGTCCCGCCGTCCTGACGCCAAGTGAAGCCGTTGCGTACGTCGTTCGTGCCGTTGAGAGCCGCAGCGGTGCGCTTGGTGCCACCACGCTTCTGGATAGCACCAAACTCCGTAAGCCGAGCGTTCGTGGCTTTACGGAGTTGGTTGGGCAGCAGTACGCCGTCAGACGAGATGCTGTTAAGCCCACCATCCATTCTGGGCTGTGCGTCAGCGACCTTCTCTCTCATCCGCTTGCCCAGTCTGCTTTGAGGTCAGGATAGGCCATGCGTGTCGGGTTGATCGTGCGGCGACGGATGTCGTCCAGCACAGACTCCCGCTCCTGCCTTGCGAGCGCCTTCAGGTCCACAGCAGCCGAGGTCTCAGCGCCACCCTTCAGGAGCAACTGTGCAGCAGCTTCCCAGACCAGAATCAGATGCGCGTTGGACGGGAAGGGCACGACAGATGACCCGTCGCTCAGGTCCGACAATGCCTGCGGCTTGTGGTTGACGTAGATCTCCAAGCTCACGCCAGAGTTTACTGGCAGGATCTGGAGTTCGTCACCCGCCAGATAGTAGAGCTTGGGATGCGACGGCAGGTAGTTCGTCGTTGTAGCCAGCGGCACGTCCTGGAAGCGCGTCTGCTGGTACAGGTAGTTGCCATCGCTCAACGACAGGATCCGATACCAAAGCTCAGAGGCATCGCCTGAGTTTAGGTCGAGGCTACTGAGCGGGATCTTGCCATCAGAGTCTGTGGCAACCGTACGCTGTGCAAACCTGTAGTAAGGCGCTGCGTTGAGGATGTTCGACCATTCCGACTCGTACACAGAGTTCAAGACGGTCAGGATCAAACTGTCCGACCAACGGGCAGACCCTACGGCGTCCATGTATTCTCTGGTTTGGTCAACCAGATTGTCGCGGGTCACCGTTGCCATTTATTCCTCAGAGATACTTGGACTTAGCCTTCGTCGTGGTCTTCTTGCGTGTGCGCTTCGGCTTCTCACCTACGTCTGCCTTGACCTCCACCGTCACCTTCGGGCCTCCTGCCTTGGACGGGTCTTTCTGATCCAAGACCTCGCCAATCGCTTCTTCGACCGCCTTCTGTGCAGGCGTCTCGTTGAACTTGGCAATGCGGCCAATAAGGTTCTGCACATCTTCCCTTGGGAACTCCCGAAAAACCTTGGAGACGTAGCCGGGAGCCTCATCAACTGGGCAGTCAACGGGCAGGTAACCAATGATGTCAAAGTCGCTGTTCGGGGCGATACCGCCGTTTTGGATCAGAGCACGACGGCGGTCGTCCTCTGCCCATGCGAAAGTAATCGCCCAGTGCTGACCAGCGGCTTTTACAAAACGGATGTCCAAACGTGGATGAATGGCCTGAAGCCGCCGCCGGATTTCCGGCGACGGCTCAGGTGCACCCATCGAGTTGAGAATGGGCATTATTCAAGAACCAGAAGTTCGAAGTTGACAGTCAGGTCTTCCTCGGCGGTTCCGACCGCTGCTGTCGTGGTCACTACAAGACGCAGGGTGTCGCCCTCATCGAGCGTACGCTCTGCATCCGTCAGGGTTGAAAGCAGTGAGACCGCAGTCCCTTCGTTTGCCGTCAGTCCCTCAAGGTCGATGTTGCCCGTCAGAGCAACCGCTGCGTTTGCCGATGCGTCGTACTTCTGCAACACACCGAGGACGGTGCCCGAAGCTGATACAGGAACGATCAGAGCAGAGACCACAGCGCGGTTGATGTAGCAACGCGCCGGATGCCCTCCGAAGTTGTAGCTCGTAGTTCCAGTACCCGCAATCGTGGCGTCACAGTTGCCGACCAGAAGAGTAGGCAGCACACCAAGGCGACCGGGCTTCGGAGCAAAGAAATTGTAAGCCATTGGCTTTCTCCGTTTATGGGCAGGGTGACGGGGCCGAAGCCCCGCCACCCCTCCCGGTCAATTACGCTACGTGAGTGTAGCGAGCGGTGTCGGTGTAGCCAGTGATCGACCCGTGGGCGTTACGGGCGAGGCAGGCAAAGTTGCCGTACCAGCCGTAGCTCGTCTCGAAGGCGTCGCGGCCAGTCAGCCAGCGCCACGGTCCTGCGCCCTCGAACTCGACGAAGCCCCAGTCCTTCGCGTCCACCCAGGACAGCGACGGAATGTGGAGCAGGTAGATCGTCCCAGCCGGGACGTAGTAGTCCTCGACCATCGGGATACCAGCGACTTCCAGCGCACGGTAGCCACCCTTGATGGTGGTAGCGAACTCGTTTGCCGTGAAGCGGCGCTGTCCGACCAGCGACTCCATGAGCTTCTTCGAGATGCCCGGAGTGGTCATCAGCAGGAACTCCTTCGGCTTCATCATGGCGTCCTTACCCGAACGGCCCTTGATGCGCTGGATGAGATCCCAGATGTCCGACTCGGTCGGCTGGTCAGCGTCCGGGGTGTCCGTGCCCGCAACGAGGCGGGTGGCGTCCCAGATGCCGTACGACGATGCGCTGATGCCGTGCAGCGAGGCGTAGCTGCCACCACGGTTCGTGATGTTAATCAGACCGTTCATGGCGTTGTTCAGCGAGGTGTCGCTGGCAGTGGCCTTCACAAGCTGGTCAGTAGCTGCCATGCCGCTGATCGCGTCCGAAAGCGTCAGGGTAGCATTGTCGCCCGAGTTCACGATGTTCGTGATCTGAGCGCGACCCAGAACAGTGGTGCCATCGTCAGCATCAATGACCGCAATGTAGTCACCAATCGAGAGCAGCAGCGAGCCCTGACCAGCGTTCGCAACACCGTAGGGGCTGCTGACGATGATTTCGGTCGTGCTGTTGACGGTACCGACCAAAGCTACAATGCCGTCAGCCTTGTTGTGGAGCGCCTGCTGCATGAGCAGCGAGGAGGCGTCCTTGATCTCCTCCATCGTCTTCTTGGCGATGGTGGTGAAGGCAGCTTCCTTCGACTGGGTTCCCACGAACGCGAGGCCATCAATCTGGCGGGTCGTGTAGGCACGGACCACACCGACGTTGGCCTGCACTTCAGTGGCAGTCGTGTCGGGCGGGAAGTAACCGCTGGGCGAGAAGGTCGCTCCAGCCGGACGGCCAGTCACGACATCGAAAAAGACGTTGTTACCGCCCCAGCGCATATTGCGGGGACCACCAGCGCGGCCCTTCTCAAGCTGCGCGAGCAGCGGGGTCACGAGGTTCTGGACCTTCTCGCGGAACTGCGAATAGACGTTCTTCAGAAGACCGGTAAGTTCGGTATCTGAAATTACAGTAGGTGCAGGCATTCTGCGATTCCTTGACTATTAGAGGCTGGCAAGCACGTTCTCTAACGCGCTGTCTACAGCATCATCTACGTTGTTGATCGACTTGGCTTTACGGCCTTTCTTGTCAGCCGCTGCCTTGCCAACTGGGCGGGTCTTCTTGCCCACCGCTCGCTTGGCCTTCTGCGCCTGGATGCGAGCCTCTTCGAGTTGCTGCTGCGCCTCTTCCATCTCAGGAGAGGTAGCCGCACCGCCTCGACGTGAGTCCTGCATCTGAGCCCAAAACACCAAGTCATCAACGATATAGTTCCGAACCGCGTCGTAACTCTCCTCAGGAATGTAGGGATCGCCAAGCGGTCCCTGCCGGAGGTGCGGCTGCAAGCTCATCACCATTCGTTCTGCCAGTTCGTCAGCGGTTACGTTGGGCAGTGCATCCGCAATCGTTTGGATGGCTGGCTCAACTTCGCCCTTGAAGAACTGGGTTCCTCTTTGCTCAATGTACTGAAGTTGCTGTTCTGCTTGCAACCGCTGTACACGCTCCTCTGCTCTACGTGCTCGCTGTTCGGGCGAGTTCTCTGACTGGTACCGCTCACGAACACGATAGAGATAATCGTCATCCTGTAGCAAACGCTCGATCTGCTGCTCGCGTTCTGCTACCAACTGCTCGTACTGATCTCGCTCAGACTTTACTGACTGAGCCTCCTGCATGGCCTGCTTCGCCTGCTTGTCCTTGTCCTCGTTGTACACGCCCCATTGGGCGAGTTTCACAACTTGGTCCAGGCGTTCACGGCGCACCTTGCCGTTGGCCTTGTATTCAATCTCCAGGGCGGGAATCTCGATCTCGCCCTCGGCGTCCATGACCTTGAACTGCGTAGCAAGCTCAGACGCATCTACGATGCCAACGTCCGCATAGCCTTCAGGCAGCGCAACGCCTTCGGTCTCTTCTGACTCTTCCTCGTCAGCCTCCTCAGAGTCCTCGGCTTCTTCTTCGTCATCCTCTACCAGCTTTGGGTATTGGATCTCTTCCTCTTCGGACTCTTCGGCTTGCTCTTCGGCGGGCTCTTCCGGTTCAGGTTGCTTCAGTTCCGGGATCGAGAGTGCCGCCTCAACCGCTGCGTCTGCCGCCAGTTCTGGCGTTTCCATGGTTACTCCTTACTGTTGCAGTGAAAGTGCGTCCAACTGCTGGGCCAGCAGTTCAGCGTCCGAAGGCATACCTCCGGGCATGGGCTGCATCATGCCACCCATGTCTACTGGACCTGCTGGGGCCATTGGTTGAACGGCTTCCGGGCCAGCCTGCTGCATTGCGGCTGGTCCCTCCGGCGCACCTGCTGCACCCTGCTGAATTGCTTCGGGTGGCACCATTGCGCCCTGCTTTTGTGCGGCCTGATTCGCAAGAGCGACCCAACGCTCTTGAGCAGCCGCGACAATCTCCGGCGACAGGTCGTCTTGGAGGATGATCTCCCTCTCAAGTACGTCCTGATGGATTGCTTCGTTGTCCTGCCAGCGCATCTCCGGCGGTTCCGTCCCAGTACGCAGCGCATCCGCAACTCGCTTGGCTCTGGCCTCCTGATCCTCGTCTGGAGTCGCCATATCCTTTGCGATTGCGAACATTTGCCGCCGACGGTACTCCTTGA